TGCGGAATCCACGCAGCGGCGTTCCCAAGGATCATATCGAGGCGGTCGAAGTAGAATCGCTTATATCCAAAGGCATTGGATACGCAGGGAATCTTGCCGCTTTTGAGTTGCATCTCGACGCGCTTGTGCCATCGAGGGATGCCCGGATGGGCGCCAAACCAGTTATCTATAAAGCGTTGGGCTTCCTGAAGCGTACAGTTTAGTGTGGCGGAGACGGTCTTGGCCGTCCCAGTGTTATCGAGCGCATGGACAATGCGCTTGGCATAGTCCCGCTTCCCTCCAATCCGAGCGCGATGGTCCTTATAGTTAGGATGCGTCTCGGTGAGCTCCTCGGGCGGAATGCCCTTGATCTGGTATAGATCACAAGCGGTGAAACAGTGTATGTCAATTCCCTTATGAAGCGCGAGCTTAAGCTCCTTATCATCGGCTTCCCATACGACGACGTAAAACTCCGCCCGGTCAAGATCCTCCTCGAAGAAGGTATAACCCTTGTCGGGTACGAACATTCGCTTGACATTGGGGAGCGTCTCCCCGCGTTCGAGCGCCTTGATTAACGAACGGGAGCCTGGGTGAGGAATATATTGGAGATTCATCCCCACGCCAAACGCGTTCTCGCTCGAACTGAACCGATAGGTCTCTGTCCCGCAGATGTTGAAGGATGACCCCATTCGACCTTCCTCGTCGAGTCGGGCCTCCATGAAGTTGTCTCGGAACGTCGCGAGGCTGCGCCAGTGAAGGATTTTGTGGCAAAGCGGCTTCAAAAGCGGCTCGCGCTTGGCGATTGTGTCGAGCGCCTCGTCGTCAGTTGTTGGATGTGAGGGCTGATTTGGCTTGGCCCGCGACATCACAGTTTTCTGTTTAAGGTCCTCATAGAACAACTTGAGCATCTGTGGTGAGGAACGGAGATTGATCGCATGGCCGAGGACTGTCTCAATCCAGCCCATTGTATTGACCATCGCTGTCTCGAGCTCTTGGGTAATGTCCACTTTGGCGATGGGATCAACCTTGATCCCGATCTGCATCGCCCGAAGCGCTGCCCAGAACAGCCTTTGCTGAAAGGCGTTCTGTTCCTCCAACCCCATCGAGCTAAGGACGGACACCGAGAACTTCCGCGCATTCCATCGTTCGAACAGCATCCTCGCAGTTGTATCTCCAAAACTGTTCTTCACCAATGGTGGGGTCCCATTCCTTGCTGTCGTCCTTCCAGTAGATGTAATGCTCGTTGTAGAGACTGGCTTGGAAATCGAGCGACTTCTTGAAGCCGCCCTGACGCTTTTTGGCGCCCTTCTTATGCTTGGCGATTGAGGTATCGTCGGGTCCTGCAGCTGCGGCGAAGGCGGTGTGGTGAGCGATCATCATATCAAAGTGTACTCTCGGGACTGTGTGCCAATGCCTCCACGTATACTGACAGTCATATAAGAGATTTTGTCCAACGATCCGAGCATTCGGGTGAGTGAGGAGAGCCGTGAGGCTGTCAAGGACAAGAGCTTCTTCCTCTTCAGCCCAGTATCCTTCGGGCTGAGCAACAGCCATGAACGGCAGACAAATGGCATTGCTTCGATCCCAAGCAATACCCGCGCACGCGATGTGGCCCGCCCGCGTCTCAAGGTCGAACGAGAGGAGGGTCGGGCCTTTCTCACACCGTTCATAGAGCGCTCCTAATGTACCGAGGGCTTGGACGAGGCTCGGTCGGATGATAAAAGTCCAGTCAGGAGTCTTATAAAGTCGGCTCGTCGATTCTCTCTTGCAGCGTCGAAGATCATTGAGAGCAATGGCTCTCCAATCCCACTGCCGAAGAATGGCGGCGGGGTGATATGTAGGAATGACTTTCGGCGGCGGCTCTCCAGTCGGCTCAAGCAAGTCTGCTGCATTCTGGACCAGTTGCGAGCCACGCCATTTAGTAATGCCCTGACGGCCTGTGAGCGCGAAGAGCGGCGTGTTCCCAAGCGCAATGATGATGGTAGGTTTGACAAGCTGTATCTCCTTCAACAGTGAATGATAACCTTCAACGAGGATGGGCTTGACCATCCGATCACGGAATCGAACACAGTCAGGTGTTATCTCCCGCTTGGTCAGTGGTATCCAAGCTCGGATGTCGTTCCCCGCGGGCTGCGCGTTGACCACATTCGAGACGTAGCAGTCTGAGCGTATGATCCCAGTCTCGTGGAGCATTCTATCTAGCTCCTGCCCGCTCGCTCCGACGAAAGGGCGCCCCACCCGAGCCTCCTCCGCGCCCCAAGCCTCACCACAGATAAAGATCTTCGCGGTCGGGTTGCCGCTCCCGATGGGGAGGGTCAATGTCGTACCACCAGTGCGCTCAGGGAGAACTCCCCACACCAAAATGTCGCTGTGATTGCAGGGAAGAATGCCATCGTTGCCATCTCGCCCCTCGGTCCAGTCACCGCAATGCCGGTTGGGGGATACCTTCGACAGACCGTTTGCCTCTGGAGTTCCTTGTTCGGTTCAGTCTCGAAGAAGAAGCGACAGTTCTTACAGCTCTCGCCTTCAGGGTTGGGGGTCATCCTTGTTCCTTTGTCTAATTCGACCGTCAGTGTCCCAAGGGACGCCCGACCAGCCACATACGTCGTCTATCGCTCGGTGTATCTTTATCCTTAGGGCTGCTTGTCTGTTTCGGGCGCTCCTAACAAGCTCAGTTTGTTCTTCGATAGTACTGAAAGCCTTTCCACAAGAGCATTCATAGCGACGATAGATTCTGTTTCGCCGCTCCCCTTTATGTCGTGTATGGAAGGCTTTACAAACGCGACCACAATCCGGGCAGGAGAATCTAGCGAGTCGCATTCCGCTTGGGCTCCTTGAACCTCACAGCTTCTCATTCAATCGCTTTAAGACGCGCCGCCGCGATACCTGAATAAACTTCGTCGAGCTCGATCCCAGTAGCCCGACAGAGTAAGGAATGAGCAGCAGGAAAGATTGTTCCTGTCCCACAGAACGGATCAAGGATAGAATCTCCTGGTCGGACGCTGCGCTTGAGCAGGTTCTCATAAAGCGCGACAGGCTTTTGGGCGCCGTGACCTTGATTGGAGTCTCCCCTGGTTTCAATAACGTCACTGTAAATTCGAGTAACCCTCTTCCAGCCTTTAAGTGCATAGAGCACCATTTCCCACTTTCGTTGAGGGCCATTTTCTGGCAACGGGACCCTGGAGCCGTCGAGCTTGTAGTTGATGATCGCTGTTCGATGGACGTACCAACCAGCCATCTTCATGAAGATCTTGAGGGCGTGGAATTTGTCTTGGTCGCAGCAGATATAGGCATGGGCCTCTGGCTTCGCCACGCGGAATGCCTCGCAGGCGAAGGCTTCCATCAGCCTATCCCACGCCTCCCCGCCCACATCATCATATTCATGCGTCTGCGAGACAAGCCGCCCGCCCGCATCACCGAAATCTTGTGCGTCAATCCCATAGGGCGGGTCGGTGAGAATGACATCGAACGTCTCGGGCGCCATGCCTGCCATGATCTCGATGGCGTCACCCTGAAGGAGGGTATGGTCCTTTGCCGAAAACGCCACCCCCACGACTCTCGCCAGTTCAGCATGGCGCGCAGCATCGTCCGCCCGCTTGAGTACCCCAAAGGCCTCGTCCACAGACTTTGCCTTCGCAACTTCGGGATTGGAGAGGTGGCCCGCGAGGATGATCCGGCGACGGACGCCCTCAGCCTGCGCAATTCCGCCATCGAAGCCACCACGCTTTGGCGGGAGGTATTCTTCCGCCAGTTCCGTGGGCGTGGGCTGTGGCGTTCCAGCAGCCTTCGCCAGCTCGCTCTCGACCTTAGCGATCTCCGCAAGAGCAGCACTTTCTTCCTGCCATGTAAGGTTCTCACGACGAAGGTTCTCCTCTAGTTCGGCCTTTCGGGCGGGGAGGGGTTGGAGCTCGGTGTCGAGCGTGGCGGGGATGTAGCCAACATCGACGTTGATCCCTTCATATCGGACCTGCTCGCCAAACTCGTTCATATCCCTGACCGCGCGCAAACGCCGCTCGCCGGAGACGAGGACCCACATCGTTGAGCCAAAGTTTTCTCCGTCGTGCGGCCTTCGCACGACGATCGGATTCTGTAGTCCAACAGCCCAGATACTAGACTGGAGCGCGATCAGTTTTTCTGGAGAGAACTCTCGCCGCTGGCGGGTTGGCAGGACGACGATCCTTGAAATCTCAATGTTCTGCATGAATTCTCTCTAAAAAAGCCCCCACAGCAGGGTTGTCCTTTTGTGGGGGCGAAGCCAGCCTGCTCAGGAGGGAGGTAGAACCTGAGGGCTCAGGCTGATGCAGCTACTTGGGTAACGTCGGCTGTGAGTTCGCCAGTATCCTTGCGGGGGCTGTGGGCGACGCGATACTTGACGCGGGCGCCCGCAAGCGTCATCCGACTCCAAGGCTTGATCTGGACGCCCTTTTTATCTTGGTGTCCTGTCGCCGCGAGGAGATAGCCAAGCTGGCGATTCTTCCCTGGGCTCATGTCGAGCCCACCATCCTTCGTGTCGAGCCATACACTCAGCCGACACCGAGCGGGCGCTGTGCCACCATCCCCGACGGCCTTCGGGTCCTCGGTGTACAGTGCGACCTCCATGATCTGGCGCTCGATTTGCTGCTGTGTCTCTTTGTCTGTGACCTGAACGGTGCGGATGGAGATGTCCTTCTCGTCGGCGCCGATGTAGCCGTTCCAGTCGCCCGCGCGATGGAGGGGGAAACGGGTATCGAACGCAGCTTGCTGTGGGGAATTGAGAAACTCTTGCGGATCAAATGCTGAACCCATGTGATGCTCCTGTAAGGGAATGAGGGAGAGCCGGGATTATCGCACTCGGTGGGCGTGTTACTCTAGAATGCCACCCTTCGCCTTCCAGAGCTCTACCGCGAGCTTGAACGACGGGACGAGGTTCGCGTCGATCGGAAGGATGCGGGTCTTGAGATCAGTGTCGGGCGTCGCAGTAGACCACTTGAATACCTTACCTTCCCGCTCTGCCGAGACGACATCTCCAAACATTGGAGGGAGTTTTGGAGCGAGCTTTCGCCCGAGGGCGTGGGTCATAATCTTGGTCCCACCCCGCACAGTGTCGAGTTCTCTGTCTATGTGGGCGATCATGATGACCCAGCACCTCGTAACCTGCTTTAGCTGCCTCACGAGGTTCTCAACTTGGTTCTGTGCAGCCTGCCATTCCCCTTCGTGGAGGATGAGCTTGTTCCCGACAGTCCATTCCTTCGCGGCTTGGTTCACCTCGGTGAAGTGATCTACCGCGATTGCTCTTCTTGTGTTCCAGTCGTCTACTGCCCCGAACTCCTTACCACAACGGTCGCACTTGAAGTTCGCAAGGGACGAGAGAATCTCCACAAACCTGGTCTGCTGTATTGACTTGAGCGGGTCCTTCGTTTTAGCCATCAAGTCGTAGTCCATCGTGGACTGGCGCTTGGCATCTTCGATTATGCTCTTCCAATCACGACTGACGGGTCGCACAACGTGCCAGTGAAGCTTGGGGTCAGGAATGTCTCCGATTGGGAAGAGGCCATCTTCGTCAAGGGACAAAACGAAAGTCTCGACCCCACTCTCTGTTAAGCTCCGAAGGGACGAGGTCTTGCCGGTTCCTCCTGGACCTTGGAGCATGAACATTCCCGCCCGAATAGGCGAGCGGGCGGGCGAAAGGACGGCGCTCACGCGGCCTCCGGTTTGTATTCAAGGCCTGCAGGAAGTCCGTCAAGCATGTCGCAAGGGGTGGGGTTGCTTCGGGTGTCGCCCGACGCTTTGGTTTGGACATTCTGTGTCTCCTTGAGGTAATGTGCCAGATGAAGAGCGTATTCCCGCTCTACGAGAGCGGCTGGCATCCG